CAAGATCTTTCCAAACCTTTGCAGGAATGAACTTCGCTCTGAATGGTCGTTCCCCAAAGTTGAGTAGATCCATCCAGTCGAAATTGGCATTTTCTAGGAACTTCATTTTACATCCTAGAAAGGCATTTTATCTCTTGAAATGTCCTTCCAAGAAACTCAAAACCTTTCCCTGCTCCTCTAAGTTAGTATTAACGAACTCTGTAATGTAGGGCATCAGTTCAAAATTAGACAATATATTACTATATTTAGTCGCACGACCTTTTAGGAAAGTCTCAGATTGGTCGGATCCTCGTTCTGCATAGCGTTCTTTTAGCATAGCATCTGGAACTTTAAGGTAAATTACCTGAAGATCCGTATTAGGAAGTCCCATTGCAAACTCTAGGAAGGACTGATTAAAGATTCGGTCTCCCTCGAATAGAATATTGGAGGTGGTCTCTCTAACAAATTCCTGTGCCACTGGTTGAACAGCCATACTTAGACGATCTGTGCCAGCAAAGGTTTCTCCATCATCATACTTACCTAGAATGTATAGGTCTAGTTCTTTACAATATAGAGCAGGAAGCATCTTTTTAGGTTCGACTTTCTCCCATTGATACTTCTCCATAAACTTACGGAATAGAGTGGTTTTACCAGTTCCAGGTTGACCACCCACAGCGATTAGTTTACGCACCTGTGGTTCTCCACGAATAATCTGAATTGAAATTTGATCAGTTGTTCCTACAATTTCTTTAAGCATGTTTCACTTCCTCAATAAGTTTTCTTAGTTCTTCCTCTGTAAATACCCAGACTCTTCCAATAAAGTGATGCACATCAGAGTCAACATCATGTTTCTTTGTAAAGGTAATTTTCTTTACCAATTCTCTTGATGCATTCTTAGCAAGGTTTTCTTTAATCTCGTCTGCATAAGTTGGAACAGTATCTTTTAACTTTAAGAGTTCATGTGCTGATACTTTATGATCAACAGTTAGTTTATTAAACTCATACTTGTCTAGTAAGTCATCGGTTATTACACCCATGGCAATGGTTCCATAACTACCACTGGTGTTTGATATAGTTATACTCCCAGTGGTCATATCACTAATGCTTACTGGTAAAGAAACAGAACTTGTCGTTGTTAAACTCATGCAAAAATCTCCAATCCATTTAATATAGGTTGCTCATCATCAAACATCCACTCTAAATTTTCTAACTTACCAGTGTTAATAAAACTAGAAAATCTTTCTTTATCAATTCCTCTTCTGTGGTCTAATCTCAAGTCGATAGTTTCTTCTCGTGATTGCCACAAAACATCCCAATCAATACCATACCATCCATCCTTCTCACACTGCATAATTTCTTCTGCCTGTCTATCAAGATAGTATCCAAGATAACGACCATGATGTGCTCTAAAGATCTTCTTAAAAGAACACAAACAAGTTTCCATGGTAAAGTAATCTATCTGATCAATTAGTTCTGGAAATCTCGCTTTCGTCTCGCAAAGAATCTCGTACGCTTGTGCTTCAAGGTTGCTATAATGTCCTCCAGTGAGTTTTCTATCCACAAAGTCTTCTTGTCCAACGGCATAAAGCAATCCATTACGATGAGAGCGAGAGCCATCATAATCATCCAACATGAGAGAAGTAGGATTGATATGGACACCAGCAGTATGCTTAAGATGCTGAAGATAAAACCAAGTGGAATAACGACCAAACTTATGCAACCCAGACTTAATGCCTGTCCACAGGTTATTAAAGTTCTCTTCTTCATTGCGTCCATAATATTCTTCTAACCTTTCTCTCTGTGTTTTGTCTCCCACAAATTGTTGGTAAGAAGCGAACATGGTAGGGAGGTGTCCTTTGTTCCACTTTGTATCTGTTTGGTATCTTAATCGTTTATAGTTTGTAGTGTTCCACTGTGTCATACGATCTACAGTGGCTAACTCGAAGTCTGGAAACTCGTTCATTAGAATCCATGCAGTTGGAAGATAGTATGTATTACCATACAACCAACACAACCATAACTTCTGTTCATCGTTATGCTCGTATCTTTTATTAAGATAGTTTGTTGCCCATACTGCTGGGTCGCAATCATCATACTTCAATGACCACGCATACCAGCGAATGAATGCTTCTTTACGATTTTCTTCTAAACGATAATCCATTATACTAAAAACTCTTCAAGTGATGGTTGTTCCATCAATGCATCACGCAACCATGCTTTACCAACAGCATCAATCGCAGTTTGTGTTTTTGCTTTCTTCTTTTCACCCCACTTGTAACTCTCCAACCCCTCAGCACGAAATTGCTCTCTTGCTTTGTATGGTGGTAGTGCTTGTAGTGGATTCACAATAGCGAAATCACGATAAGCAATCTGCTCCGCTCTTGTGGGGAATAATGGTTGGTCGGAACGAAGTGACCCTGTTGGATCTACTGCCCACCAAATCAATCCATTCTTATAGTGCCATGTGACAGAAGATGGAGTGCAAGACATTTTAAGTCGAGTCATCTTTCTTTCTTTCACAGCATAATCAATCCATGCATCCCAACACTTGGATGCGTATCCTTTACCTTCATGTCCTTCAATCGTAACGATCTCGTATAGATTTGAATAGTTGTCACGATTAAATGTAGCAAAGATAAGAGATACAACTTCACCATTTACTTCATATGTCATTGGTGGTGCTTTGTCATAATTGTGAAAGCGATACCACAATGAATGTGCAGCCGATAAAAACTTAGTGTTCTTACCAGCTGGACTATTTTTAATTAGTTCTTCAACCCTCGTTGAATTAACAAAGTTCATAGTGTTGATAATCCACAGAGTTTGTAATGTCTTTCTTATCTACCATCATTGCAAAAGATTCATCAAAAGTTAAATAAGTGTTCATTGGAACTTCAATTGAGATTCCATACACTTCTGCTCGTTTAGCAATATCAGCAGTAGAAGTAATTATACATCCATTCTCTAAATTTGTCAAATATAATGGACGCTTGCCATTACGATATGCAATAAGTTTCTTATCAGCAGTAAGTTTGCAAACACCCATTGACATGTGAGAAAACTCTACCAATGGATCTTCTGAATGTAATACCAATTCGCTATCATTCTTTGTCATGGTTTTATAACCATATAACTTTTCCCAGTTCTCAGGCAACTCTTGTGTGATTACACCATTGTGAACTATTGCATCACTAGCATCACCAATTGGCTGATTATACTCAAGATCAGAAGTGCTATAACGACAATGTCCCAAAAGGTAGAGATTCCCATCCTCATTAACATATTCTGGAAAGTTAAAAGGAAAGTTATTAGCCGATACTGGACGCTTATCGATATGAACTTGATTATGTTTGACATAGGCAACTCCAGTGGCATGCATTCCTCGAATCTTAGACTCAAGGAATACACGATGTAACATTAAATAATCCTCTGCTCGAGGTTTCTCAATAACAGCACCAATAACTGCACACATTATCCGAAGAACTCCTCAAGTGATTGTTGCTCTTGTGCTTGTGGATGATACTTTAGTAATTCTTCACGACCAAGTTTCTTCTCACAATAATCATACCATTCTTTAGATTCCCACATTGCTGGACTCACACCATTCCATAGTGGTCTTTGTTCTGGGTGCTCTTTGTTTGTTCTGCGATCTTCAACAAAGTCATAACGACAATCTTCATATTCTTTAGAACCCAACTCAAGCATCTTTTCACGGAAGTAGCAGACAAGACTAATACGCTCTGCTTGTTCATCACCAAGAACGATTGGTGTATTACCATGCATTACTTCATGATTGTTAATCAATAACAAATCTCCTGGACGGACATTTACTGCCACACGATATTCTGGAGCAATCAAATAACCACCAGTGTAGTTACCACCATTGGATAGAACCAACAGATTAGATAAACCCTCATTCAAGTCACCAGCATCATAATGTGCTGCAGTTCTGAATGTTTTATTCACAGTGATAGTTGTGAATGGTGTTCCTGGAACTAAGAAACGAGAGTCCAGTTTCTCTGCTGCTTTCATTTGATTGTTATATCGCCATGGTAGTAAATCTTTAAAACCTTTTGCCAAAGTTTGTAAGAATGGATATGACATAGCAAACTTTTCTGGTTCATTCTTTGTATAAGAAGTCGCACGACCATAAGGAATTCTTGGATAACGATCGTACCATCCAGCAATACCAGAGAATACTCCATTCGCATAAGTCGTTGCACAGATATACTTTTCAGCAACTCGTTTTGCTTCTGCTTTCATTTCTTCTGCAGAAAGATTCTTAGTGGATTCAACCCAGTCTTCAAATACGAAATTGTCTTTCTTGACTGTAGAGATACCCCATACATTATTACGATTGGATGGAGATGGCTTTTTATTCTTATGTGCTTGACGAATCTCTTCAATAGGATCTTCACCAAACAAATTGGCTTTAGGATTACTAAAGTAGTCAATGATGTCATATTCATATTCGGTAACCCATTCACGATTACCTAATTTCTCTGCTCGTGGTCCAGCTGCAAGTCCACGATTCTGTGTTTCAGTTGCAGCCTCACGAAGTCCAATGTATGCTTGGTCTTGTTGTTCTTGCGTAAAATAATTCTTGCGGAACTTCAGAACAATTCTTCGTTCATCCATACCAGTTTCGCATGAAGAACAATCTTTATCGCAATCTGCTTGTGTAGCTAAATCGCAATCTGCTGGCATGTAAACATCACAATCTTCTTCAATCAAGAAGTCATAATGTGACTCGTCTACGAACTGACCCAACAAATGCGAGCAGTCATATTTTCTATCGGCTACAATAACTTTTACCATATCTTTCTCCTAAAACTTAAATCCCTCGAATGATTCTGCTTTTTGTCTGCGACCAAAACTACTCTTATCAAACACTGGCTCATCATCTTGGCCAGAGTCACTTATATTAACCTGAGCAGATGCTTCTGTGTCATACAATTTCATCTTTGCTCTATCGATTCCAATCACAAATCGTTTGTAGAAACTAGGATCGTTGTAACGATTCTTTAATTGTTTCACAAGGATCTGATTTAATGCTTCCAATTCTTCATTGCTGACCAAAGCAAACATAAAGTCAGCTGTCGCTGGCAAACCAAATGATTCACTCGTATCTTCTAGTCCTGGATCTGAATTTGTATACCCAGAACGAGTTGTTTGAGTTGCTGAAACGATTGGCACATTATACTCTACTGCCAAACCTCTCAACTCTTCTGCGATTGCCTTAATATATGTATAAGAATTAATACTTCCACCTTGCTTCATTCTCTGACTGGCACAAATGTTAAGATAGTCAATGAAGATTATGTCAGGTCTAAAGTCTCGTTTTAGTTTTAATTCTTCCAACAATGCACGGAAGTGACCAGAGTGAGCACTAGCTGTTGGATATTCTTTGACAATTAGTTTACCTTTTGTCTTGCTTGTAATCTTTGCGATACGAGTTTCAAAGATATCCTTGTCAATGACTTTCAATTCGTCCATGGTAAGGTTCAAAAGATTCGCATCAATCCTCTCAGCGATTCTTTCTTCTGCCATTTCCATAGTTATGTATAAAACATTTTTACCCTGCGTCAAACAACCAGCACTCATGTGACACATGAACAATGACTTACCAACACCAGTGCCAGCAAGTGCAATGTTTAAGGTTTTCTTTGAGAGTCCACCTTTGGTGATTTTGTTGAACATATCAAGGTCGAAAGGAATCTTCTCTTCAACCCTGTGATAAAAATCAAACCTCGAAAGATGGTCATCCAAATAGTCATGACCGATGTGATTATCAAAAGAAACAGCGAGTGCATCGCTAAGGATGCTAGGTATCGCATCTTTTGTATGAATTTTATCTCGCCCATCGATGATACTAATTGAATTAAGGATCGCATTATAAACCGCTCTATCTTTACAAAACTTCTCGGTGTTTTCTAGCATCCAGTCTTCATTGACTGGTTCATGATTCAAACTACCGATATAATCGGTGATTTCAACTAACTCTTTGTCGTTAAGATCTTTTCTATTACTAACTTCAATAGACAAGATTTCTTTTGTTACTGGTTTGTTATACTTTGTGAAGAAAGAAACAATCTCGCTTGTGAGTATTGCTTCTTTACGATCTGTAAAATACTCTTTCTTTAGAAACGGAATTACCTTACGACAATAATGCTCATCATGTATCAGATTGCTTAGAATCTTCTGTTCTATTCTCATCAACTCCGCCTGTGTATGTTAAATTATTTTCTTGGATACCTTCATGAATCAATTGCTCAAGAATATTTCCAATGTATTTCTCAAATGGTTTTTTATCAGACAATCCCTTTTCAGCATAGTCTAAAATCTCATAATCAAATTTTAATGTTGCAGAATCATTTTCTTCATCTGTTTCAAATTCAACTTTACCATAACAATAAATTATACCTGCAAATGGTTCTTCTGTCAACTTAATTGCTTGTTGTCCATCTCTTTTATCTTCGAGGACTATAATTGGAAGATTACTCTTCATCAAATTCTAATTCCTCTAGTGCTTTATCCAAGTCATCTGCCTTAATCATATCACCCATACCCATAGAGTATTTGTTCTTGACATAATCATAAAATGTTTTATCTGTAAGAAGTGGTAACCAGAACTCTTTAGTGTCAGTATCTTTCAAACGATATTTCTTTTCTTCTACTTCTCCTGTAACTGGATCACATTTGGAATACCAACCATTGGATGGTTTGACCACATGTTTGGACTCAAGAGCAATATCAAGCAAACCGCTCCACTTACTAAGACCACCATCAAAAGATACGCTAACAGGTATCTTAGATTTTTCTTTAACATAACGACTCTTCTCAACATTAATAATAAAATTGTAACCTGTTAATTCAGTTCCATCTTTCTCTTGCTGACGACCAAGAATAAAGATGTTGTCCGCTGAGTAGTAAGAACCAGTACCACCACCAACGATGTCTTTAGGATAAAGACCAATCTCTTTATATGTATGATTCACTACAAC